TCCAAATGCGCCCGTAGCTCAGTTGGATAGAGCAACAGCCTTCTAAGCTGTGGGTCGCACGTTCGAATCGTGCCGGGCGTGCCATAAGAAACCCGAAGGAACTGTCTTCCAATCCAGTTCTTTCATACACAACCTAGTTGATTGGAATACGAATCGGTTGCCCGTCGACTGATTAGGAGATTAATATTCGGATATGGTTGTCCGAGTATAGGGCGGGCCGAATTTTTGGATTTTTTATGCGACTATTTTTAATTTCACTTTTAATATTCACTGTGTCTTGTAGCACTACGCCTGTGTCCAAACCTAAAGGAAAGGATGGTTATAGGTTTGAGGTGAAAGATACTGAGATGTTGACTCCTAATATAGAATTTGTTATTATAAAAAATAAAGAAGAGTACAATAAAATAAGGAAAAATTTTTTTGGTCACCATTGGGATACCGTACAAGCCTTTACTCGTTGGAGACCAGAATCTAAAACTTGCATCATATACATAAAAGACCCTATGTGGATGTATCAACCAGAATATATAGGGCATGAGGTAGCTCATTGTATTTGGGGCAACTGGCACAAAATGGAAATTAAACCTATAAATAATTACCAAGATAGACTTGAAACTGATTGACACACCTTGCGTATTGTGTTATAATGCGCGTATTGATTTATATATTATGGAGTAACTATGAAAGAATTTCTATGGGTAGAAAAGTATCGCCCGTCAAAAGTATCAGAAACCATTCTCACAAAAGATCTCAAGGACACTTTTCAATCTATTGTGGACGGTGGTGAAATACCTAATATGATGTTTACTGGTACGGCTGGTACTGGTAAGACTACTATCGCTCGTGCTATATGTGAAGAACTTGGACTTGACTATATTGTCATCAACGGTTCTGAAGAGGGTAACATTGATACTCTCCGTGGCAAGATCAAACAGTTCGCCTCGTCTGTATCTCTCTCAGGGGGTTACAAAGTTGTAATCCTTGACGAGGCGGACTACCTTAATCCACAATCAACCCAACCAGCATTACGTGGGTTTATCGAAGAGTTCTCTAAGAATTGTCGATTCATTCTGACCTGTAACTTTAAGAATCGTATAATCGAACCCCTTCATTCTCGTTGTTCCAATTATGAATTTTCTTTTAGTAAAAAGATAATGGCACAACTCTGTGGTCAGTTTATGACGAGACTACAAACTATCTTAGATGGTGAAGGTGTTGACTACAATAAAGATGTGGTTGCTGGTCTTATCATGCGACACGCTCCAGACTGGAGACGAGTTCTTAATGAAGCTCAGAGAGGATCTATAGGTGGTTCATTACTAACAACTGTTATAGATAATGACAATAATAGCAACTACTCACAATTGTTTTCTTATATTAAAAATAAAGACTTTAAGAAGATGCGTCAATGGGTAGTAAATAATATGGACTTAGAACCTGCCTGTATATTCAGAGATGTTTATGACAACATGCAAGACTTCGTGGTACCTGAAAGTATACCCCAGTTGGTTCTTATACTTGCAGACTACCAATATAAAAATGCGTTCGTGGCAGATCACGAACTTAACTTAGTTGCCTGCCTTACTGAAGTCATGGCAAACGTGGAGATAAAGTAATGGAAAATATAGAAGTAATGACCCCAATGAAGAAAGCTTTGTTAGAAAAAAATATGAAAAGTGCCTCCTATAGAAAAAAACATGCGAGAGAAAATAAAAACCTAAAAATAATGTGTTCTATATTATTGCTATCAAATTTTATTCTTCTTGCATTGTTGTTCGCATGAAAAAAGTGAAAACACTTTCGCCCTTTGATTTTCTGAATAGTATAAATGATTCTAAGATAGATATTATGTCTATAGATACTGATAACGAGAAAGTTTATAATTCGTTTATGGTTAATAGAAGTCTATCTTATTTCCCCGATACGGTTTTTATGGCTAATGAGATGAATAGATTCCACCATCTCGACAGTAAACTACAATATCATTTTTTTATAAATATTGTACGTAAACGTAAACGTTTTAGTAAATGGTCTAAAGCGGAAAATATTAATAACATAGAAACTGTGAAAGAGTACTTTGGTTATAGTGACAGTAAAGCGAAACAAGCGTTAACTATATTATCGAAAGAACAGATTGCGGTGATACAAAATAAGGTGTTTAAAGGTGGAAGAAAATAATTTAGTAGAATGGAATCCTCTGAAAATGCTAGAAATAGTATTGACAGAACCCGATGACTTCCTAAAGGTTAGAGAGACCTTAACGAGAATAGGAGTTTCATCTAGAAGGGACAACACATTGTATCAGTCTTGTCATATATTACATAAACAAGGAAGATACTTCATAGTTCATTTCAAAGAACTTTTCTTGTTAGATGGTAAAAAATCTAACTTGGAAGAGAATGATATTATGAGAAGAAACACAATAGCTATTCTCTTACAGGATTGGGGTCTTATAGATATTGAAAATAAGAACATGGTAAAAGAATTTGCCCCAATGAGACAGATTAAGATAATATCACATAAAGATAAGGCTAACTGGAATTTGCAACCCAAGTATAACATTGGTAATAGTTAATATAGGATTTATATTATGGTAGGTTACGGAATATTCTCTGAAGAAAGAGAAGACAACATAAAAACGAAAACTCCCTTTTTTGGAAAACTTCCAATTGATGTTCCTTCAGTTTTTGATTGGAACAATTATATGCACTTAATGGATTCTCATCCCGAAGAGTTGTATGACAGAAACACCAAAAAGATGAGACTCGGTTTAAACTCTTTCCATAGTCGTCCTTCCGCACCAGAATTTGCAAAAGAAATAGTCTCCGAGATGGAGTATTTCTTTTCCTTACATGAGGGTAAAATAACTAATATTGCTTTCAGTGGATTTGGTAGGGAGAGTGACAGTTACCCTTGGCATAAAGATTCTATGGATGTTTTTTTATGTCAGGCTATATCTACGATTGGTTTGAGAGTTGAGGGAGTTAATAATGATGAAGCTTTCCCTTTTACCGCTGGTGACTATGTCTGGATACCTAGAGGAACACACCACCAAATAATACCCAAAGATTCTAGAGTAACATTTTCGTTTGGTGTAGAGGGTGATCCAGACCCATCGATGTATTTTTAAGAATAGGGTTTATCATCTAGGATGTCGTCTATAACAACTCTCATAGTTAAACCTTCATCCTTAAAGTAAAGTTTTATTCTATCACAGTCATAGTTACTATAAGATTTTCCATCCTTATCTATAACCTCTATTCTCGTTGTCGTAGCTGGAATATCTTGTTCAAAATTATTAACAAGAAATGGATAGTTGATATCTGGATTATCCTCTTCATGTTGGCGCTTCCATTCTTCGTAGTCGTGCCATTCTTCTTCATTGTCGATCGACATAGTATTCCCTAAAAAAAAACTTTACTTTTTATAAACTTTGTGTTATAATACTTATATATATAATCGGGTATGCCGAATGGTCGGGTACCCATTAATCTTGCATGAAACTAATGGAGAAAAAATATGACTACTGTAAAGCAATTATTCCCACGTAACGCGTTTGTGGGTTTCGATCATCTTATTAACGAGTTGGACTTCGTTGCAAAAAATGCAAACGATAACTACCCTCCTCATAATATAATAAAGGTATCAGACACAGATTACCTTATTGAAATCGCTGTTGCGGGATTTACCCAAGAACAAATCGAAATTGAATCTATAGAACGTACTCTCACTGTTGTGGGTGATAGTAGCGGTTCTGCTGACAAGGATTATATCCATCGTGGCATCTCAACAAGAAAGTTTAAAAGGGTATTCAGATTGTCCGAATATGTAGAAGTGGCTGGTGCCCTTCTTAAGGACGGTATTCTATCGATCCAAATGGAGATAGAGTTACCTGAAGAAAGGCGACCTCGCAAAATTTCAATTAATTAGCGAGGAGAATCTAATGCGGACTATAATCAGAAAGACTAAAAAAACAGTGAAAAAAATGGAAGTAGAACATTTTGAGTATCTGGTAATTTCAGTCTTAATGGCAAGTTACTTTATGGCAATATTTCCACTAAGGTAACACCGTCAAGAAACTTTTTAAATAGGGTGAGTCTTAAAAACTCACCCGACCTTTTAGGAAAATATATGATAGCGTATCAAATTGTAATGAAGGGAGACTATAGGTCTGAACAATACGCGGAAATTTCTAGAAGATCCTTCCAACCAGCTATCGATGCTGGTATTATTTCTGAAATAAGAACATTCGATGCAATAACCCCAGAGTCTCCCGATTTCTATGAACACTGTTATCGTTATGAATGGTGTCCTAGTATAATGTTGGCCGACATAAGATCTGGTAAAAAAACTCAAGATCATTCTGAAACAGAAAAGGCTGGCATGTGTTCTCATTGGGAACTTATGAGAATGCAATCTGAATCTGACGAAAGATTTTTTGTGATGGAACATGATACTTACCTGTTACCACAACACCTGAATACTTTCGAATTGATGGTAGATTTTACTCGATCACATCAACCTTTTTACGTAAACATTGGTTTGTTTATGGGTTGTTACTCCTTAGATACTCATTGCGCTGCCTGGCAGTACGATCTTTTAATAAATAAGGATTTCCCTATAAACTGTGGTCCCTATTGCACTCTTCAGAGATTGTATAGAACATACTCTACTCAGTACTTGGAAAGGTCTGGAGTTAGATACCACGGAAAGGAAGTTACTGTAGTTCATCCTTGGACTCAATGTACCACTTTGGGATTTGGTAGAGATTGTGGAACTTACTTTAACAAACCAGATTTGGACGAGAAAAATAGCATACCTAATCCTACTACACAAGTGGTATCTAAGAGTCTTATGGTCACTCAAGATCATCACACATACATAGATCGACATATAGAAAAGCCTTGGACAAGACATAATTATTTTCACGTTATCGAATAAAACACTTTACATTCCTTGTCGAATCGTGTATAATACCTATTATATATTATGGAGACTTTATGGAATTTTATACATCAGTAACTCGTTACGGTAATAACATCCTCTACCGAGGATATAAGGATGGTGTTCGTGTAAAGAAACGCGTCCCCTTTCAACCTACCTTGTTTATCCCCACACCCAAAAAACAGACTCCTTGGAAGGGTCTTGATCAAATAAATCTAGAGCCTATAAAACTAGAATCTATGAAGGAAGCTTCTGATTTTATAAAGCGTTATGACAACGTAGAAAATTTCCGAGTATATGGTATGAACAACTTCATTTACCAATACATTTCTGAAGAGTTTCCTAACAACATAAACTTCGATTCTAAGGATGTTGAGGTCACCTACATAGATATTGAGGTTCACTCTGAGGAAGGTTTCCCCGAACCAACACTCGCACAACACCCTGTCACAGCTATAACTATAATCCAGAGAGACGGTATCCGTCGGGTATGGTCTTGTATTGATTATGAGAATACCAGAGATGATGTTCTTTATGTTAAGTGTGAGACTGAAGCTGAGTTGATGACAAAGTTCATTGAACACTGGAAAGAGTGGACCCCCGATATCATCACTGGATGGAACAGTACTTCTTTTGATATGACCTATCTTATTAATAGGACCATGCGTTTGTTCGGTGAGGAAGAGTCTAGGAAATTTTCTCCTTGGGGTGTGGTCAGACTTAAGAAGGGACGAGTCAATAAATTTGGTATGGACGAAGCTGACACATTTGATATTATGGGTGTGGCGCAACTAGATTACTTTGATCTATTCCGAAAGTTTACTTACAATACATTAGGTCAACAAGAATCCTATAGACTGGATCACATCGCAAATGTTGTTCTTGATGAACGTAAGTTGTCCTACGAGGAACACGGAAGTCTGCATAATCTCTATATTGAGGACCCACAAAAATATATTGACTACAACATTAAAGATACTGAACTCGTACTTCGGATTGATGGAGTTCTTGGTCTTATTGACTTGGTTATGACAATGGCCTACCGAGCTGGTGTTAACTATTCCGACACCCTAGGTACGACCACTATATGGGATGTCATTATCTATCGTATGTTGAATCAATCCAAGATTGCATGTCCCCCCAAAATAGAGAAGTCGAAGACCCCATACCCCGGCGGATATGTTAAGGAACCTCAAGTTGGTCAACATAGTTGGGTAACGTCTTTTGACTTGAACTCACTCTATCCCAATCTAATCGTTCAATATAATATGTCCCCCGAAACTGTCCTTGATGGTATTGTCCCTGATGTATCGGTAGAGAAAATACTAGAAGGCAAGTTGTTTAATGATGACTTTGATTACACAAAACTCTGTCACTCTATCGCTCCCACTGGAGTCAGATTTTCTCATGATCGAAAGGGTATTGTCCCAGAGATTATTACTCGTTATTATAATGATCGTAAAGTTATTAAGAAGGAGATGTTGAAGACCCAACAAGAGTTTGAGAATACCAAAGACCCTTCGCTTAAGAATAAGATATCCCAACTTGATAACCAACAAATGGCAATCAAGATTCTTATGAACTCGCTTTATGGTGCTTTGGGTAACCGATGGTTCCGGTATTTCGATCAACGTGTTGCGGAGTCTATTACTATGGCTGGACAGTTAGCCATTAAGTGGGCAGAAAGAACCGTCAACGACGAGATGCAAAAAATTCTTAAGACTGAGGAAGATTATGTTGTTGCTATCGATACCGACTCGGTATATATCCGAATGGAATCCTTGGTCGAAAAGTTCTCTCCTAAGAATCCTGTTAAGTTTTTAGATAACATTTGTAAGGATCATTTTGAACCTGTCCTGACTAAGTCGTATCAGGAGATGGCTGACATGACTGGTGCGTATGAAAACCGAATGGAGATGGGTCGTGAGGTAATCGCGGACAAGGGTATCTGGGTAGCTAAGAAACGATACATCCTCAATGTACATAATAATGAGGGTGTCCAGTACGCAGAACCAAAACTGAAGATGATGGGTATCGAGGCAATCAAGTCTAGTACTCCTATGACGGTAAGGGATAAGTTCAAGGAAATCTTCCACGTTATTATAAATGGTAGTGAGAGTGATACTCAAAGTTTTATAAGAAACTTCCGCACAGATTTTCGTACTCTTCCCCCAGAGTCGGTATCCTTCCCTCGGTCTGTCTCTGATCTT